AGATTTTACTTGACCTTAAAAAGCGTGTCCCAACCATAAGGAAGTGCTACTGGAACGTGGGTTAGGATCCAAATGATAAAGTAAACAACCCACATAGCCTGAACCATTGAATTAATAGCACCTTCACTTGATTTTGCATATACGTCTGAACTCAACCCAGTTTTCTTCACAACTTCTTTTACTTCTTTCGTGGACAAATTATATTTTTTACCGATGCTTGTTAATACATCATCAGAACTTGGCAAAACCAGCGCCACTGCAGTTCCAACCATGATACCTATGTAGGCCGACTGTCCTATCATCCATGGTTCCTTTTTGTTTTTGTTGTCTCGAACCAACCCTGCATATACGAAACTTGACACGATGAATGAAACAAGCATGTTAATTCCTACATTTCTTCCAATCATTCGCGCCGGAATTATGGATATCAACAGAGTCACTAGACCTCCGGTCGGCGTCCACCACCCAAGCACTGTACCATAATTGATGAAGAATGACAGACATACGGCAGTCATGATTACGCCGAGACCGAGACCGGCTATGATACCACCTCCCGCTGCGACCGACATTTCTCCAAATCCTGAAAACCCTTCAGATTGATTTAAACCTATAGCAAGTAAAACCCATGCTACCACATAACTCACCACCACTCCAACTACCAGACAGCCTATGAACGCAGCCCTTCTCTGAGTGACATCACGTCTGCCCTTTTCGTTCACAGATTCTCTAACTTCCTTGTTTATGTTAGAGAAACCAAAAAAGATAACGGCAAATATCACCCCTACGATGGGAGGAATACCACCAAGTGGAGCCACGAGCACCGAAAATGCCATGGTCATCATTATCAGATTCTTCCATGTCAAAAGTTGCCAAGGCAACTCCATGATTACTAATATCAGGCACTAAAATATTTTCATATAGTAGAAATGATCGTCACATTGATCTCAATTTTACTTTCACTTTTGTATATCGTCATACGCCTCCTTGCTGGAAAGGTGGTTGATGCTGCGCTCGTGCCGGTCGTTTATTGGTCTGCTGCTCTGTCCATATTGGAACTATTTGCACTATCGGCGGTAGTTTTCCCAGGACCTCTAATAATACTATTGTTTCTTGGTCTGGCATGGATCATGTCCCAGTGGATTGGTCTTGTGGCTTTGGCGACAGGTAACGAAAAGATGAAGGAGGACTACGACAAATTTATCAAAAAGTTCTACCCCATGGCCATACTTGAAAAGTTATCAAAACCAATTTATGATGCTTTTGTTTACACGATCGATAAAATAAAACAGGCATGGTTTTCATTAACTGACTTATTTAAGATGATATGGAATCAAATCATAACAGTCCTCGGTCTCGTGGTGACTCTTGGAGGAGCCGTGGACGAAGATTTGGCACCGCCTCTCCCAGGGAAATTCCTCACCAGCCAGATGATCAAGGACGGGCAGTTCTGGAAATATAAAGGCAAAGAAACGATTTATTGGTCGGAGGACAAAGATACACTATCCAAAAACAAAATATTCAATAATAAGACAAAATATAATAAGTTTAGAGAAAGTTATGGTCTTAGCAAGGATACTACTCTAAAAGATGTCAAAATAATTCAAACTTTGGCATCATTAATTAAATTTTCATTCTAATTAATAGAATGTCCAACACACTTTACTATGCAATTTCAGGATTTTTCACTCTTCTGATCGGGATACCATTTAGGCTTAATCCTGTTATATTGATTTTGTTTTATTACCTGATCACCAAACTGGTATTCAAAGTTTTCAACAAAAACCCCAAAGAACTTGACAATATCCAAGAGAAGATCATAGAAGTGCTGAATCTGAATTATTTCTTCACAGTAATCGCCAATGTCATCAAAGCAGTGACCGACTTTTTTTACAATTTGTTCGACATGTTTTGGCTGAAACCACTCAAAGCCATACTTAATTACAGCAACGAATGGATAGACTGGATATCCAGTGGGAAGGCCGGGGACTACGTCATCGAATTGGTCATGGACACAATCAATTTTTTGATATTTCAGATTCAAGAACTTATCAATTCCGCTTTCAAGTGGGCCAACAAAGAAACTGAAGGTTTTATTCCAGAAGAATCCATAAAACTTGTTGACCTTCCAGAAGAAGCATACGTTCTCGATGATATTTTTAATGTAAAGTAATTTTAGATGGAAGTCACAAAACAAATATTATCAATCAGAGAGCGTTTCATAGAAATCTTAACATTCCCAATAAGGGCTCTTGCTAACTGGATTATTAGTGTTGGCAATGTGTTTGACAACATTAACAAAACTTTATCGGGAATACCCGAAAAAATATCAAATTTTTTTGATTCACTAATCAATTGGATAAATACAAAGGCCATTGAGTTTTTCACGGGCATTGTGGAACCCATACTGTTGATTTTTCTCGATATGATTATAAAACTTTTTTCGGAAGGTATTTTGGCTCTTGTGAGTGTTCCTGGAAGTGTTGTGAAAAATGCAGTGGATTCAGCTTTTGGTGATTATAGAGCTGTAATAAATGCGGCTACATTCGGTGGTTTTAATGCTGCAGTGAATGCGACTGTAAAACTTGTAAATTCACCATTCAATGTTGTAAAAGCCGGACTGGACGAAATTCCCGATCTCGTCTAAGGCTTCCACGCGAGGAACCACGGCAGGATCAACACCCCCAATGCCAAGATCACGAGGTCGATTTTAAGCACCTTGTTCTTGATATCGGGACACCAGTTCTTGTACTTCTGGATCTGCTCGCTGTCCTTGGGCTTGGCCCACCAGTAGAACAAAGCCAGATAGGTCGGTCCGAGGTTCCGCTGACACTGATACCAGTGGTCATACCACGCAAGCACGATATAGGGGAAATAAAGCAAACTCAAAAGCACCCACTTGTTCTTAGGTGGAAGATACCAGTATCCACCTGCCAGGGCTAAGGTGAACCAGATACACTTCCAGTTCGCCACCGGCTGCGTCTTGTCACATGTCTCGTGATCGTGCTCTGCCATTTATAATACGACCATATAATAATATGCTCATTCAAGGCAAAATACCAGAGTCCCATGAAATGACAGTCCTTAGAAACCACTATAAGAGCAACGGGAAAACGATGGCTGATCACACATGGACAGAGGAAATCAAGCAACCTGTCATAAAAAATGCCATAGATACACTGAGAAATTCGTCCATCATTCGCGACACCCTTTTAGAAAACTACCCAGATTCGACCATCCGATCGGTGCCTTCCATCGACGAGGTGTTTGTCAGCGTGTCTCCACTGGACGCCAAGGCGAGCGACCGTGTGCTTGTGGATTGTCACTATGACGCTCCCTACAAGTTCATAGAAGGACCTAGCAAATTGGTGAGAATCATTCTGGCACTGAATGACAACTCGACCGTTTTCACACAGGTCGGTGACAAGACCAGCAAATTGTCCACCGGTGACTTCAATGGAATCGAATACAACAGGGACTACCACTGTGTCCGCGGAACCATCCCGAGTGGCAAGACTCGTCTCATGCTCAAATTACATTACCTCGTCATACCCGACGGGACTCCTGAAATTTTCAGTCAATGGTCTATATTCATAAACTGGATGTGGACCAAGGTGACCCGCTTTCTCATGCGAAACTCGGCGAATCCAACAAATCCTCTTCAATATCTTTTGGCTTACATCATTCAATTCGCCAGATTTTTCTATAATCAAATATGGTATTTCATAACTCTATTCGTTATTGCGTGGTATTTAAAGAAAAGAATCTATAGATGAATACCAAAAACATGAATACCTTAGTTGTTCAGAAGATGCATTCTGATGCTATGTTACCGACCCGGGGCACAGAACTTTCTGCGGGCTATGATCTGTATGCCTGCTCGGACTGCGTGGTCCACGAAGGCAAGAGGTTCGTGGTTCCCACGGGGATCCGAGTCAAGATTCCTGGGGGATGCTATGCCCGCATCGCCAGTCGCTCGGGACTGACCGTCAAACATGGCATCGAGGTGGGTGCCGGTGTCATCGACCGCGATTATGAGGGTGAACTCAGGGTTGTTCTTTTCAATCATGGAAACAGACCGTTTCATATCAAGCAGGGTTATCGTATCGCCCAGTTGATTCTGGAGCGTTACGAGCATTGTGACCTTGTTGAGGACCCGGAACTGTATCCACAAATTCCCATTCAGGATCCTCCGGTGGCTCCCGATCCGTCAGAATTACCAGATCCTCAGTTGACCGCCAGGGGCGTGGCAGGTTTTGGTTCCACTGGGGTTTAAACAAAAAACACTATATTAGTTAAATGACGTTCTTTCCTGCACTTTATGGCAAAGATGCCAATGGAAAGACTCGCATTTGGCAAGTTGAGGTCGTCAACGGAATGATTAGACGAACCACAGGTCTTATCGATGGTAAAAGATCCGTGACGGAACGCCCTCCAGATGCCAAACGCAAGACTCCCATCGAGGAGCAAGCCGCTCAGATGTGGCGAAAACAGGTCAAGTTGGGGTACATGGACAATATTCAACTGAGGTCCGAAGTTGTCCTCAGACCCATGCTGCTCTACTCGTTTAGTTCGAGGTCCTATGGAATTGATGGTGACATTCGCTTTCAGCCCAAGTTGGACGGTGTCAGGATGCTCGCTGGATTTTCGGGTGGTGGACTATTGCTTCAATCCAGGAATGAACAGAGGATCGAACATTTGACTCACTTGGAAAAGGCTTTGGAGGGAAAGTTGGAGGAAGGTGAGTTCTTGGACGGTGAACTCTTCTGCAAGGACTTGGATTTCGAACAGATCACCAGTGCTGCTAGGGGTTCAGAAAGTCCCTACGCACCCAAACTGGAATTTCACTGCTTTGACTACTTTCGCCTAAGTAAGTTGGAGATGCCCTTCATGGAACGCTATGAGAGGCTCAAGGAAATTATCAAGTCAATCAATCATCCGATGATCAAGATTGTTCCAGCCTATCAAGGGACCGCCAAGGATGCTGACAAATATCACGACAAGTTTGTGGCAGAGGGTCACGAGGGTGTGGTGGTGCGCGTGGCCGAAAGTCCCTACTTGCTCAATAAGCGGTCATCCCAGTGCATCAAGTACAAGAAGATGATGACCGAGGAGTTTGAAATCGTGGGCGCCGAGGAGGCAGAAGGCAAAGACCGTGGGACGCCCATTTGGATCTGCGAGACCAAGGACGGTGACACATTCAAGGCCCGACCCAAGGGAACCATGGAAAGTCGAAGGGAGTTGTGGAAAAACCGAGGCAAGTTGATGGGCGAGATGCTCACCGTTCAATTTCAGGGACTCACCCAAGACGGCGTCCCTCGCTTCCCCGTGGCACTCGCCGTAAGAAATTATGAGTAATATTAATATAATGGTTTCACCAGAACAATTACATAGTCTCAGATTGTCGCGACCAAATCTCATGCTAATTCATGTAGGTTCACAGAAGCATTTTCAGAATTGTAGACTTCCGAATTCGATCAACTTTCCCATGGCGGAGTTTGATCGCATCAATGCCATCCTTGCCGGTGAAAATGACCCCAAGCGGATCGAAAAGAGGTCCTACGAGGAAAAGGTGCTTCGGGAGCGCTCCGATCGCCTGTTGCTGGCGCGGGGCAGGGTGATCACTGCAACCGACGATGCCAACAATGCTCGAATAGAAGAGAATAGCGCAAGAATTGCTTTTGAACAAGTGAGACCGTTGAAGAATATCGAGCCCCTGGAATTTGCCGAGAAGTCCAAGAAATTTGAAGACGCAACCAAACTGAAGATCAATAAAGAGACCGAATTGGAGAGGGCCTTTCGCATGTATGATGTTGAAGTCGCCAGACAGAATGAACCCATCGTGATGCCGACGACGAAGTCTGAGACGCCAAGTGAACCACCTCAAAAAACTGAAAAGGTAACTTACTTGGATGTGGAAAAGCGAGGGGAAGGACTTTTCTCCGGAACCGGTCGAACATTTCCTGGATTCGACCAAGCCATAGTACTTTACGGAAACAACAAACAGTCACTGGTTGCCAAGATGGCCAAGGTTCACATGAACGAATATGGGTTCACTAACATATTTGTCCTTGAAGATGGTCTGGAAGGGTGGAGGGACAAGGGTCTCCCTGTGGAGGGAGATTGTGATGTGATGTTAATTAGAGAATACATTCGATAGTAAGATAAATGTCAGAAATCCGTGTTGAGAAGCATGGGTTCGTACGTCTTGTCGATACAATGCCGAGGGAGGATCTTGACCACGCCATAGTGCAAGCCGCCCGCGTTTCGTATGGAGAAGGCACAAAGAGTGTTCGGAGTGACCGCGGACTAATTCGCTACCTGCTCCGTCACGCCCACACAACCCCTTTTGAGATGGTGGACTTCAAGTTTCATATCAAAATGCCTATCTTTCTGGCTCGGCAACACATGCGTCATCGGACTGCCAGCATCAATGAAATTTCGGGTCGCTATTCGCAACTGCCCGAGGAGTTCCACGTTCCGGCAGAGTTCCGTGGCCAGTCCAAGGTGAACCACCAGGGGTCCGATGGAGTGTTGGATTCGCCCGAGTCCATGGTTCTGTTGAGGGACCAGAAGGCTTCGTGCGAACAGGCATTCGAGGTCTATCAAAGACTATTGGACCACGGAGTTGCCCGCGAGACGGCGAGGGAACATTTGCCTCTGTCGACCTACACCGAGTTCTATTGGAAGATCAATCTACACAATCTTCTTCACTATCTGCGTCTAAGGATGGACAGTCATGCCCAACCGGAGATCCAGTTGTACGCCAAGGCGATGTACGATCTCGTCAAACCACTGATTCCAGCGGTCGCCGAAGCCTACGAGGACTACATTCTTGGTTCTGTGACCCTTTCTAGATTGGACCTTGCGAAAATAAAGCAAAATCTTCTTGAGGGGGCGCATGAACCCTACCCTTCACAGAGTGAGGAACAAGAGTTTTTAGAGAAGCTCCGTGCTCTTGGGGTCGCCTAGACTTGTTCGGTGGTTTGTATCGCTCTCCGGGAGCAAGTTCACGGGGTTCAAATGTCTTGGGTAAAGAAATGACCGGTTTAGGTTTAGGTTCTTTCGGTACAACAACCTGTTCATCTTTGTCCTTTTCCTGCGAAGAAGCCGAAATGATTGTTTGAATCCTTTTCCATGTTTCTTCATCAAGTTCTCCACCTCCCAATTCATCTTCACGGAATCCGTAAGAAAGGTAGATCGCCATGCGTTCTTCAAACGTCTTTCCTTCGAGTTTCACGATCAGTTCTTGGCACTGTTTGTTTGTTATGACGTGATATTTGTGCAGTGGCATGCCACATCCTTCCACCGGACAGGGTGGATAGTAGCGTCGCGTGTTCGTGTCACAGCGTTTGTGGCATATTTCATCATTATTACTCAAGTGGACATCAAATTTATCAAGTATAATTTTATTACATATTGAACATTTTGTGAATGGAACGAGACCGAGACGACACTCGTGATGAACGTGGTGACCACAACGAACTTTGGCCTTGCAGACAAAAGGAATCTCTTTGTCGCAGATACTACACATTCTAAATATCTTCCACATCTTTTCTTTAACGCTTCATCACAGTACCACACATCCTGCAGGTGATGAATAAGGTCATCGGCTCGTCTGCAGATCGCGTCTGCTTTTCCACATAGGTAGTCTTCATGGACTTGCACTTGCCACACTTGAACATCCCGTCTTCGTATTCCTCAGGCCTCTTCTCGACCACTTCCTTCTTGGGTTCCTGATACCAAAGATCCCATATCTCCTTGGTGTCGAATGTGTTGGGCTTGAGTTCTCCACTCTTGATCCTGTCCAAAAACTTGGACTTGTCGTTGTTGCGAATCGCGTACACCAGTGATCGCATTCGACTTGCGTAGAGACGTTTGAACTCTGGATTCTTCCAGTTTGCTCGCGTGTCGTTCTCGCTGATGACTGTGGCGTTTTTGAAAGGATTGGGCACCTCGACCATGTAGTCGCTCAGGTTCGATGAAATGTGTTCCGAGATTTTGGCATGCTCGGCTTTGAGTTCGTCGTTCGCATGTTTCTTGTCCAAGAATGATACCCTTTCTGCACGCGTCCAACACTCCTTGGAGTTGATGTAAATATCGCGTTGCAACTGGACCAAACTTGTCATCGTGTCCCTGCGAACTTGTGTGAGTTTCTCGCGTATCTTTTCCATCTTGCCAAGACGACGCATGTTCAGAAGGTGTAAAAGTCTCTTGAGAATTCGTTTCCTCTTGGGGATATCAGGAAGGTCGTGGTATTCGTCTTCCTGGTTGATGAAGATCTTGGGTTTGAAGGAAGGTCGACGAATGAAGTAGCGTTCCAGTTTTTGGTTGATCATTGTCAGACCCTTCATCTCATTTTCCATCTCGTCAATGTCTTTCTTGACCAAAGTGAGCAGTCTGTTGAGTCGTACTCGATCCAGAAGTCTCTTGTTGACCTTTTTGATAGGTGGCGCAAAGGTTTCACCAACCATCTGGTTCTTGATCGCCAAAAGGCTTTCTTGTTTCTCCACCAGTGGTGTCTTGCGCTTTACCAGTCCACTGTCGGTGGTGTCGAATATGTAGTTCCTCTTGGCGAGATATTCCGTCCACACCTTTGAGTTGAACTTTTGGATCTCCCTCTGGTTTTCGTTCACGTCCCTTGGCTTCATTTGCTTGATGCACCAGTTCTTGGCACCCTTGCTAAGGTGGGTGGCCAGCGCATCTGCCTTGGTCTCGCTCACCAACCCAGAGTCAATGAGCGCGGTCGTCACGAGTGCGATGGATTTGGTCTCCATTGTGTCCCTTGGTTCCAATGCCCATTTGGGCATTGTTTTTCTCCCTGAATAATTATTTCAACTTCTTCACCTGGAGGGCTTGAGAGTTCTTATTGCGCCTGACTTCATTGGGATCCTGACCAGGTTTGGTGGCGCCTCCTGCCTTTTTGTAGGTCTTCTGGTGGAGGCTCCAGAATTGCTGAGATCCCACTCGGAAGTTCTGATGGATCTTGGCCTTGTACCAGAACACACAGTCCTCGATTCGGTTGGACTTGGACGTATTGTCCAGCACCAAAACCTCATAGTTTTCTGTGCACGCCGTCATCACCTGGTTGAACATATCGAAATTTGGGAAGATTCCGAAGAATGCCTTGTACAATTTTTCTCGGTTCTGGATTACATTTTCTCGAGCGATGAATACATAGTCCACGTTGGCGCGAAGATCAGGGCTTAAGTCCATGCAGTATTGCATCGTTAACATAAAGAAAATCTTCCAGTGGCGTCCGTTCATGAAACATTGGCGAATACAGGCATCCTTTAGGAACCGTCGATCGTACATGCAATCGTCCATCAGTATAAAGGCTCCAATATCTCTTGATGTCAGTTCCTGCTTCCCTGGCGGTGGTTTCATATTCACCATCTTCCTCTGCCTGTCGATGACCCTCTCTATGATGTCCTTGTCGTACTCACCGTAGATGAACAAGTCCGGAATGAACTGTTGATACCAGTGGTTCCCTTCTTCGGTTGCCGACATCACCACGCCCGCCGGGAGATGCTTTTTGTGATAGAGAATATCCGTCACCAACGTTGATTTTCCTGTGCCACGCTTACCAATAAACACGCATACCTTATCGTCGCCCATTGAAGCGGGGTTGAATTTTTTGAGTTGAATGTTCATATCTATTAGTCGTATGTATTTTTTGAAATCTTTTTTTGACACATCATAATAGTATGCGGCTTGCCGTCACAGGATACCAAGACACCTTTTTGACTGGAGACCCACAACAGAGTTTTTATCAAAAGGTGTTTACGAAAAGGGCTGGATACACGTCTGAGAACCTCCGTCTGGCCTTTGATTCGGATATTGGATATGGCAAGACATCGATTTGTACAATCGACAATGATACTTGTGACATCATAACGGCTTTCATAGTGAATTTCAGATTCGACGATTCTCAAACTGTTCCGCAGGATGCAGGGCACGCATTTATAGAGCGTGCAGAACTGGCAGTCGGTGGACAGACCATCGTGAGTTTGACTGGAGAATACATGGCGGTTGTGTCCGATCTCACGGACAGCCAGAGAACTAGAAACAGCAACAATTCCATTCTGAAGCGCACAGCGACACCCATAAGTTATGGAACGTCATCGATCACGAATCAATTCTTGGTTGAAATACCATTTTTTGGAAAGGGATACGAGAATTCATTTCCTTTACTGGCTCTGAACAGGCATACCATCGAAGTCAAGATAACACTTCGGACGCAAGCAGAGTTGGGAAGTTTTCCTGTACCCAATGTCGTGCTCGATCTACAGGCTGCCTATCTGAACGAAGAACATCGTCAATTCTTCCTTGGAAAACAATTGGACTATGTCATAACACAAGCGCAACTTGCCCGAGTCACATTGGGTGACCTAAATCAAATTCGCTTCAAAACTGAATTTGAAAATCCCGTCAAGGAATTCGTTCTGGTGGTTCAAAATGACTCTGGAACCAGGGGTGTGTTCGACTATAGTTCAGGCGCAAGTGCAATTTATGTGAGTTATTCCAACGACCAGGTGACCCGATGGCGACTATTCTTCAACGGTCAAATCTATTTTGACATAGATCAAATGACAATGAGAGCCATTCAACCCTATAATTATTACAGTCAGACGCCAAGTTATAAGACGAACGTATTTCATGTAGGCGAAGGAACCGTCAATATGAGCCGAATATCCAGTCAGATTTTCGAACTAACTCTTGTTGATAATAGCATATCGCGTAAAGCAAGACTCTACGCGGTAAACTATAACATTTTCCGCTGCCAAGGCGGACTCGGTGGAACTATTTTCGTCTAATCAAGTTTAATCTCGCGACGTTTCTTGTCAGACGTTCGCATCTTGAAGAACAGACGAAGCACACCATCCACGTAACTCGCCTTGTAACCCTCATCCGATACATCCACGTAACTGGGCAAATCGAATGAGGCACTTCGGTTCTCGCCGTAGCCGATGGTCACCTCGTGGTCGTCCGAAGAAAGCATGATGTGAATGTTGTCCTTGCCCACTCCAGGGAGGTGCATCTCAATCTCAAAACCTTCATCCGTGGTGTGGGTACGCTTGTATAGATATCTGTCAGCCATTTTAGTATTAAACTGCTTCTCCATGTTGGGAAGCTCATTCAGAACCTTGGACGTCGTGTCCAGAAGGTCATAAAGATCGCCATGCCGAAGAAAAGGTAAAAAAGCCATTGTACTTTATCTTGGAATCTTTTCTTTAATTATTTTCCACTCCTCCCAGTTCGGAGATCTCGTGTCCGCCACACAGACCTCAGCGATCAAGCGCATCGGCGTGGGATACACCGAATACACTTTGGTGTATGGGAAGAATGAATACAAGTGACTCAGGTGAGGCGTGTGCTTAATAGGAAGATCCTCAACTTCACATTCCCAGCCAAGTGAATGCAGTGGATCAATCTCATACTGCTTTCCGATCTTTCCGTATGGACTGAAATTTACGACATTGTAAAGTTTTCCAAGGTTGTCTGGGTCAGGAACGGTAGCGTGATTGGTTGAGATTGTGATGTGTGGGATGTGTCTGAACTTGTAGACCTTTGTCAGAAGACGGTGATTCAGTGGCACCAGCCAAACAGAATAACCATACATTACTATATATGCAGGATCTTTCTTTAAGCCAGAAGGCGGGAGTTGCCATCGCAGTTGCTCCGACAGTTCTGATGTTTGGTCCAATTCCAATCTTTCTGGCTTCGGGGGATTACTGGATGCGTCAAATAGTTAAACATAAACTCCAAGATAACAGTGTGAAGTTCAAGCCTAGGTAGCCTCTTATGGAGTGGATTGCCTGGGTGATTTCACATTGTTCTCCGGTAGCTCATTAGGTAGAGCGCAAGACTGTTAATCTTGAGGTGATGGGATCGAAACCCATCCGGAGAGTTTTTGTTGATCTGTAAAAATTACTTGTCAACAAAGTACCTGCGGGCCAGATAGAAACCGACCGCAACGATGAGACCGCTGACAGCCAGTCCGGCCATGCTGCGAGATCCATCCTTGGACATAAAGTTGGGAATGTAGATAGCCAACTTTGCCTGGACATCGGGATAGAAGACCAGAGCAACCAGTGCTGCAACGATAAGCGCCTCATACTGCTCCTTGGTCAAACCGAGAGGATATTTCTTCTCCTCTACCACCTGGACGGGAGCCGGGGCGGGGGCCGGAGGAGGCGTGGCTGGAGGCTGAGGTGCCTGAGGAGCCATCAGCATTTCGTGGGGAGCCACGGACGCCTGAGGTGGGATCACGGTGTGCATATCTGCCGACATCATATTGTTCATGGGCTCCTCATATTCGAGATCCGAGATGGGAGTGGAAAAAGCCATGCTACTCATCTGCATCGGTTTATCTTGCTGTTGAGTGTCATTATTTTTTCGCTCCAAAGCAGCCCTTTGTGCTTCGTATCCAGTGTCTCTGTCAGTCTGAGTTCCAGGCTTTGGAACATTCAGACCCGTCCCACCACCATTGTCAGGAATACTTGGGCTGTAGGTCAGAGGCGTACCACCACCTCCACTGGAATTCAAATCGTACATTTCCATTTCTATTATTGAAAAATAATCATTTGAGACGACACTGACGCATCTTATTGATGGCCCGTTGCTGATGCCATCTAACCTGGGTTGGTGCAATATTCAATATCTGTGCAATTTGTTCTACCGATAGTCTGTTTATGTAAAGGTACGATATGATTGCCCTCTCGCCATGAGAAAGACATGCCATGATATCTTCGACCTCCGCGAAAGATTCCGATTCCGATTCCGGTTCGGGGTTGTATACCTCGGCCACCGGTAGGTAGTCCATGGACTTCCTGGTCTTTTGAACATACCTTGACATGTATGACCTTATCCATGGATAAGCGTAGGTTGATAATTTAACTCCCTTGGATGGATCGTACTTGACAATCGCGCGGTGCAGTCCCAACGTCCCCTCCTGAATAAGATCCTTCCTAGAAATACCAGGTCGCTGATATCTGTAGGAAAGTTTATGAACCAACCCAAGATTCTGGTGCATAATCTCAGTCGTGGTCTTCATGTTTTTCTAGTTTCC